ACCATTAGGAGCAGTCATGAAATTTCAAACAGAACTCAAAGTCCTCGGCATGAAATCGTCCAAAGGCAAGATGGATAACGGCATGGAATTCGATAGCACAAAAGTGTATGTCGAAACACCGTTGGACGATTCAAAAGGTAATGCAAAAGGTTGTTCCGTTGCTGAATACAACCTGGGACTTTCCGACGAATTCAACAAGTACAAACATCTACCATTTCCGTTTATGGCGACAGCAACAGTTGAAGTGGTCGTCAGCGGTAAAAATCAAAAAATGCAGGTATCAGATCTCAAGCCTATTGAGATGGTTAAACCAGCGAAAGCGGCCTAATTATGCGGCGCGTTTTCATTGTTCAGGACAGAGAAAGCGCGCTGTTTCTTTGTCCTCAGTTTGGTGATGTTGGATATACACAGTGGCTTCATGAGGCTGGTCGTTTTGATGATGAGGAATCAGCAGTAGAGACAGCAAATTTCCACTGTACTGAAGGATTCAACGTGACCTCGTTTTATGAATCTCTTAATAAATTTAATCAGGTAGATCAGTAAAGCAAATGGCAGCAGGTTCTTTGCAAAACGTGATTATTTGCGTACCCGTATCGACGGGAAACTCGGTTCCTCCCTGTTCAACAATCAATGGAGTTAAACAAAAGCCCGTTATGCAATCTGCTTATGTAATCGCACCTTCAAGCGCAAGTTTCTTTGATATGGCACTTGAACCAATTGACCCAATTTCCGTTGGCACCGTGTTTTCAGTTGGATTTTCGTGCGTCCTACTTTGCTTTCTGGTTTCAAGAAGTGTTGGTGTCGTTCTGAATTTAATCCGCAAGGGTTAATACAAACCGTGCCGGACGGAATCCGGTATTTTTAAAATGGAAATAATATGAAAACTCTGAAAAATAAATTCGCAGTAGTAGCAACATCTGCGGCTGTTTTGTCCGCTGGTGTAGTTAATGCAGCAAATGCAGCCGTTGACTTAACACCTGTGACCAGCGCCTTTACTGCTTCGGATGTCGTCACAGGCGTGATGGCTGTTGCCGCGGTGCTTGCAGTGATCTACGTGTCGATCAAGGCGGCGAAAATTGTTCTTGGCATGTTGCGTGGCGGTTAATCGGTCAGCTAACTATGTTTGGGCAGGGAGTACACCTGCCCATTTATTTTTCACGAGCTTACTGCCAGAGGTTGCATTGAAAATTGGAATTTGAAATGACTAGTACTCAACTTTGGTATTTATTCGTTTTTGCTTGGGGCATTGTTTGCGCTTGGGCTGTGATTAAAGGTCTGGAATGAACCATTCAAAATTCTTGTTCGTCTGCATACTCTGCACATTAATTTCATTCACCCCATTAAGCTATTCGCAGAGCGTACCCGCACCACAACCAGATCGCGTAGGTCGCGCTATTTCTGGTTCACTACAAAATGGCTTGATTTCGCGCGGTTTCGCGGCGAACGATCCACGTTTTGGAAATACCCTTGCAAGAATTTCCCCGCAAATTTCCGGAGTCGCAGGAACCGCAGCAGCAGTTACGGCAGGAACGGTTACCGCGCCGGGGTGGGCATCAGTCGCGCTTGCAATTGGTGTTGGTGCCGTTATTACCTACGCTGTTAATCTTGGACTAAATGCCTTAGTAAACTGGCTTTTTCGAACAGATGGAAAGATTGATGAATCTGGCAATCCTGTATCCGTGACTACGTCAACATCAATGACTGCCGGTGGCACATATTGGAAAGTTTCGTTTCATTCAGGAAATATCAATATCGAATTGGCTGCTGGTGACGGGGAAGCTATTGCGCGTCAAGGCTATTATGAATATTTAGCGCAATCAAACCAGAATACTTCAAACTCACCGAACTGCTCTGTATCTGCTAATCAAGTTAGTTGCGGCATCATATATGCTATCAAGCAAGCGTCTGGTGCGCCAGCATCTTGTCCTGCTGGCACCATGTACAAGAATGCGGTATGTGGCGGCTATACATTTACATCACCACCGGCCATTGCTCCAAAAACTGCATTAACTCCGCAGCAAGCAACATCAGACATACCAGCAACGGAATTAAATAAACCGCTAAATCCTGCAATTATCGCTGCGTTCGCAAACAGCGCCTGGCAAAAGGCAGCATCTCAACCAGGTTATGACGGACTTCCTTATCCGCAATCTAACCCGATTTCATCTTCTGATGTATCGGCCTGGGAATCTCAAAATCCTCAATATGCACCGACAATTAATGATTTCACTGCTCCGAATCCAACCACATCGCAGCAACCGCAGCCTTGGGCGTTGCCACAAAATCCAACTGCGTCAGTGACGACTCCCGCGACAACACCAAATAGCAATACAACGAATCCAGCGGCCTCTAGTCCTCAAATTAATTTAGGTGCTGATCCGGCAACCCCGGCACCAACGTTAGAACAGACACCGACCGCTTTACAAATTATTCAACCGCTTTTAGACCTTTTTCCTGATCTAAAAAATTACAGCCCTAATATGAATGTCGGCCCGTGTCCGCGCCCTACATTAAATCTATTTGGTCAGACGCAAACTATGGACGCCCATTGCACGATCTTGGATAACAACAAGGCTGAAATTCACGCCGCAATGATTTTGGCGTTCTCAATTCTTGCTCTACTTATTGTTCTCTCTGCGTAAGGAAAAATATGCTGCTCTTGATTCTTGTTTCCGGGTTCGTGCTATGGATTGCATCCAAGGTGAGGTAAAAAATGTTTGGAATTCTTGTAAGTGCATTTAACTTTATTTTAGGGTGGTTGGTACGCTCAGTTCTCGTTAAGTTTGTTCTTTATTTTGGACTGTATTTTGTTACTACCGAGTTTTTGCAAATTATCACTCCTCTACTGCCAAATGCTGGCTCATTGAATGGTGCGTTGTCTGGAATAGCCGCTAACACATCATACTTTTTAGACGTATTCGCCATTCAGACTGGTCTCTCTTTGGTAGTTTCAGCTTATGTAACCCGCTTTATTATTCGGCGCTTACCAATCATCGGGTAATTTTCGCGGACGCGAAAAAATATAAATTTATGCCAATCAATGCCTACACCGGATTAATGGGTTCCGGAAAGTCTTTCGAGTGTGTGGTATCCGTCATATTGCCTGCAATATGCGCCGGGCGCCGCGTTGTCACAAACGTTGATGGCATCGACAACGATGCTTGCCGTGCCTACTGTCATGAAAAATTTGATATCCCAATTGAAGACCTAGGGCACATTTTTCACTGTAAAAATGAAGATGTTACTAAACCAAATTTTCTTCCACATGGGAGCAGTCAGGAAACGTTTTGTCTTCCTGGTGATATGGTCTGTATTGATGAGGCATGGCGGTTTTGGGGGACTGATTGCAAGATACTCAAAGAACACGCAATTTTTTTCCGTGAACATCGCCATTACGTCGATGAAAAAACGAAGGTTTCTTGCGATTTGGTCTTGATGGTTCAAGATATTTCAGATTTACATAGAACATTAAAAGTTGTTGTTGAAATCAGTTTTAGAACGACAAAAATAAAGTCACTTGGACTAAATAAAGTCTACCGTGTCGAGATGTGGGAAGGCTACAAGCAAACAGTCAAAGGGCGCGTTTCTGTAGAAAACAAAACATATGATAAGGAAATTTTCCCGCTCTACTCTTCTTACGTTGGTGGAACTGGCAAAGAATTGCAAGTCGATAAACGTCAAAATATTTTAAACAGCAAAAAACTTTGGCTAATGGCTTTCGGTATTATTAGCCTTGGTTCTATTGGTCTATTCGGAGTATTGCATTTTTTTGATGCATCAAGATATTCAAAAAAAACGACGACTTCAACATCTGCGCCTTTGGTAGCAACAGAGGTAAGTCCAGCCGGAACTTCCCAAAGCAAGGGAGGTTCTTCAGGTGTTTCTGATATGTGGCGAATTTCAGGAACTATGCGCTTGGGTAACACCTCATTTGTCGTTCTTTCTAATACATCGGGGCGCATCCGTTTAGAACATCCATCAAATTTTCAAAATTCTGGCTCATCAATTGTTGGCTTCATCGATGGTGAAAGAGTTACCGTATGGTCTGGAGAGTTATCAGCATCATCTGGCCTTAATGAGGTGAGGAAATGAAGAGCTGGATAACGCTATTAATATTTTTTTCTCAAATTGCACATGCCACAGATTCAAATTTCGCGGACGCGAAAATATATCCGCTGCCGATCGGTAATGTAAAAAACATATCTTCAATTACCAGGCCAAGCAAAGACGAAAAAAATATCCGCTTTGATTTTCAATATATAAGTGTCGCTCAAGTAGTTCAGCTAATTTATAGTGAGGCTCTTAAATCTGGCTATGTTCTAGACCCAGACGTTTTATTAGATACTCGTTTAATCTCATTCAGGTACGAAGAACGTAATGGTGATTTAAAGTCATTTTTACGTTTGTTCTTGGCGTCACTCGGGTACGCGATGGAAGATAAAAACGGGATCGATTTTATTGCAAAAATAAAAGCCCAAGAAACGATAGAAATAGAACGCGAAGCATTTATTTATCGCCCAAAGTTCAGAGAGGTTTCTTATATAGCTCGGTTACTTTCACCAATATTTAAAGGCTCTTTTTCTGTTAATCGTTCCGTTGCTGCGCCTGAGGGGAGCAAAGTTCAGAACAGTGTTCCTGATGGTTCTGCTGCTTCTCTTGTTGATCAAAATGCCGACACACTTATTTTTCAGGGAACGGAAAAAGAAATCGAAAAATTGAAAAAAATATTGCCACAAGTTGATTTTGCATTAGGTGAGATTTTGGTTCGAGGTGTTGTTTACGAGGTGACGACATCAAATAATGATGGGTCAGCATTTCAATTGGCTTTAAGTCTTCTCGGCGGAAAATTTAGCATTGGTGTTGGGGGCAGCAGCGACTTACCAACCAATTTTGTTCATCTGAAAAATAATACTATTGATTCCGTGTTTTCAGCCTTGTCTAGCGATTCTCGATTCAAGGTTGTATCTTCGCCGTCTCTCAGAATACGCTCTGGTGCTGCGGGTCATTTTTCTGTCGGGCAAGATGTTCCCGTTCTAGGGGCATTATCGTATCCGCAAGGATCAGGCCAGGCGGTGCAATCTGTTGAATATCGTTCTAGCGGGGTCATTTTTGATTTGCATCCGCAAGTGAGAGACTCGATCATCGATCTGTCGATTTCTCAACAGCTTTCCAATTTCGTTAATACAACGACTGGCGTAAATAGCTCACCAACTTTGATTAAGCGTTCTGTCGATACCGCTGTGTCTATGTCAGACGGAGACATCATTGTTTTGGGCGGCTTGACTGAAAATAAAGAGACGCTCTCAAATAGCGGCTTATCATTTTTGCCCTCTCTTTTTCAATCGAAGCAAGATGAAAAATCTCGTTCAGAAATTTTATTGATCATTCAGTTGAATAAAATCTAGATTTTTACAAGAGGAAAATGTGCCAGCTAGATATCAGATGCATCTTTATTTTGATGGTACATCCTATGTTGCTGATGTACCAGAACTGCCTGGCTGTGCTGGTCGCGGTGAAAGTTATTTGGATGCGGTAGCAAATGCAGAGACTGCTATTTCAGAATGGATTTTTAATGCAATAAATTCGGGGAAAACACCTCCAGAACCAGCGCAAGATTTCATTCTACGACCGAAATTAAATCATTCAACGAGTTCTCATATAAATCCTGTCATGCTGCGCTTGCGTCGTAAGTATGGCAATCTATCAAACCGTGACCTAGCAATCAAACTAGGGCTTACAGGTGACTACGAAATTAGCGTATCAACATTTACAAATTCAGCCGCCGGTAAAGGTTCACGGTTCGTTCGATGTGCAATTGCATTAGCCCTGGAGGAATCACCTTCTTTAATCTGGCCAGCCTTACCGGCAATAGCCCGCCTGCGGGATGATGAATTGTATTTCGCAACCATTGCGGATAATGAGAGACTTTAATTTTCG